CTGTAAGGCGAGGCTGGGAGGTAGCCCTCTTTAATCCAGGCACGTACTGTAATAAGTGGTCTACCCAATGCAGAAGCGAGCGCACCGATGGTAAACATTTCCACATCTTTACCATTAGGGAGAGTCTTTTTATAAGACTTCGCGTCCCAATCACCATCTGGTTCTACCTCAGGCTTAGGAGGCTCTCTTCTTTTTCTTTTACTACCTGGATAAAAATTATCTAGGTCAGCAAAAGAATTCTCTATGTAATCGCTCATTTATCAATTATAAATGCGTAACTAACTTTTGCAGGAAACATTGTATCTATATCTTCTTCGGTTAAATAACCTTCGTAGAAGGCTGCCATAATTGCAGACTCATCTAACATGGGCACCATTTTAATACAGGTGTCTTTGATACCACGCTTTGTTAACAACTCTTCAGCAATATCCATATCTAAGTTTTTAGATACTCTGCGTTGCTTCATCATTTTTTTAGTTACGCCGTCATTATCTACTTCTAAGACAATGTGGCCACGCTCGTCAGTATTACCTAACTCATCTACTGCAGTAGTTAATCTCTTCTTAACTTCTGTAATGCGATTGGTAAGGAAATCTGATTGGTCTTTTAATGCAAGGTATTGCTTTAGATTTTCTTTTACAGAATCTATATCCATTAGAACTCCCCTAGTGATGTGGGGGAAACTCTAGTGGCGCTTCAGGCTACTTGTCAACCTTGGCGACGTAGGATTCTAAAGCTTCAATTATTACGCTAGTTACAGTAACACCCTCGGTAGCGGCCTTCTTCTGTACGGATTTCCACAGGTCATCAGGCACACGGATGGTGCGTGTAGGGGTCTTAGGTGCGTTAGGCATTGCTCTAGTCTACACGGGGGTAGATTGTAAAAATTGCTTTAAACTACTGACGGACATAGTAATTCCACCCTTATCATCAAAGCCTTCCCCGTCAATAACCGCGGAAGCAAGGGCATTTTTCTGCTGTAACATCTCATGTTGGCGCTCTTCTATGGAGCCCATGACAACTACATCTTGGATAACAATAGAGGGCCAAGTGGAAGAGGCTCGTTTGATGCGGCCGTTTCTTTGGGTAGCCGCCCCAGCGCTCCATGGCAAATCATAATTAACTAATAGATTAGCCGCTGGTAAGTCTACGCCGTAGCCGCCAGCATCTGAGCTAATTAGTACCCGTATAGTTGGGTCAGTGTTAAATGCGGTTTTATTATTTTCTTTTGTCTTAGCATCTAACTTACCTGAATACAGCTTGCACCTGTCTGGACCTAAGCTCTCGCTAATCTTATCGAGCATGTCTACGTGGGTAGCAAAGATGACCACCTTGTTAGCGTCGTCTTGGTCCAAGAACTCAGTGACGTATTGGGTTAGGTAATTTAGTTTAGGGGAGTCTGTTATACCGTCCAGAGCACCAGAACTAACTAACCCGTCAGCGTATAAGGAACCTTCTCCTTTTCCTTCGTTAAACTTCTTAGCGCTGGTTATAAGTAACTCTGGGTGGGAACACAACATCTTTAACGCGCCTATCTTGGACATAATCTTTCCGCGCATTTCATCCTCTGGTCCACCGCGTTTGGACTCTACGCCGTAGTGAGCCATGATGTTGAAGGAGGAGCCAAACAATGCTTGAGCATCGTCTAAATCCTGGAGCAAATCAGAGGTAATTCGGCTGTATAACTTAGCCATCTTCCTATCCATTGGTATACGTATTGGGTCTTTATGAATAGCGTCTGGAAGAAAAGGAGCAACGTCTGGGTCCTTCTGCGCTTTACGTACCGCTGCTTCTTTCATCTTGTTGTGAAGAGTAGGCAAGTTTCTGTAGTAGTTAACTCCACCCCAACTATTGCGAACTATAAAAGCTGCGTCAAAGATATCAAACCGACCAAGTACGTTGGGGTCGACAAATTGCATAATGCTATACAGCTCTTCAGGCTTGCCGTTCTCAATAGGCGTGCCAGTAAGAGCGAATCTAAATGGCGCATTGTTTAACTTCTTTACTGCTCGGGAACGTTTGGAACGGAAGGATTTGATTGCGGTTGCTTCGTCGAGTACAACGAATCCTCTGGGCAGTTTCGACACGGAAGGCCAGTCGTTAACAACTTGCTCGTAATTGAGAATGATGTAATCAACCCCTGAATTACGCCAGTCGAGGGCTTTCGCATACTGCTCTGCTCTTCTCTTTGGCGTTCCATCAATGACCAAAGCGTTTGAAGTTCCATCTGTAAATTTCTCTATCTGTGAAGCCCACTGATATTTTAGTGAGGATAAACAAATTATAAGACCTGGCTCCCTAACTCTGTTCTCATCCATAAGCTTTTCTATAGCCGCTATGGTTATGACAGTCTTGCCAAGCCCAAGGTCATAGGCCACCAGCATGTTGGTGCGCTCGCACATGCGGTCCACAGCCTCTGGCTGGTAAGGAAGCAGAGTACCTTTGAAGGTCATAGTAAAGCTTTCTGGCCTCTCACATAATGCTTGGCTGAATCAATACCAGTATTAATCTCGGACTTGCTCATAGCCCCAACGTCTTTCATATCCGTGTGACTATAGTTAAAGAAGTAAGCCTCAGTCCCAGAGTCTTGGCACAACTGCAATAGAGATAAGGAAGAAGACCTACCAGCGTCATCATTATCCATAGCAAATATAATTCTACTAGCGGACCGTATTAGTTGGAACTGTTCCTTAGAAACAGCTGAGCCATAGGTACTAACACCACCAAGTATTCCTATAGAAGCAAGCCTTACTACATCTAAAGGTGATTCAACAACAATCATATCTCCGCCATTGAACTGGTCGTAGCCAAATAAAGACAGACTCTTCTGCACACCTGTTGGATAGTTTCTAAAGTAACGGGATGTGTAACCCTTCTCTTGCCAACCCATCAACTTGCCGTGGTGGTCTCTGATAACTGTAATCCAATTGGAATTACGAGCATCCCATAGGACTTCATAATACTTCGCCGCGTTTGCAGATAGACCTCGTGACAACAATGCTTCTGAAGGTGGGTCAACGAATGCGCTGAGCATAGATTCAGTTATGTGTGTAACCTCTTGGTAAACCTCTTTAGGCCTGACCGCTTTCTCTAACGCAGCCGATAAGTTTCTTTCACCAGAGCCGAGCCATGCAGTTACTTGTTCGTAGTCAATACCCTGAACATAGGATACTAAAGACTGAAGTCCTCCTTTGAAACCGCAGGAGAAACAAAGATGTGCTCCTGTATCAGCGTTAATCCACCACGATGGATTGCGGTCTTCTTTACCTGTGCGCTGTAGATGTGCAGGGCAATGAGCTTGCACCTCAAAACCATTTACACTTACAACCTCAAGACCTAACCTACTTAGTGTCTCTTCCATCTCTTCTACTGTCATAGGTCACTGTCACTTATTTCTCTGAACTGGCCAGTATCCCAATCCCAAAGCATTGATACTTCAGTAAGACCTGAGTTACGGCTAGCCAATACTTTTAGCAATCGAGTGTCGTCCACGTTCTCATCTTCTTTCTGTAAACCGAATATAACATCTGCGTCCTGATGGAATGACGAAGAGTAACCAATAGAGTCGGCTGTTACTTGACCCTTGCGCATCTTCCAATTAAGTACCTGCGTGGAGATAACTATAGGAATCTGAAACCTCTGAGCCAATCGCTTTAACGAACGAGTTATATTGGTTAATGCCTGCGGAGTGTTTGCCTCACCAGTCTGCTCATCAATCATAAGGTAGGTGCCGTCAATGAACACAACGTCTGGATGCAACACCTGAATCTTACTGGCTATGCCTGTGACTGTAGAGCCTGCTGCGGAATCTACTAACCAAAACTTGTGAGCCATGTTGCTCATATTCTGTAGTTTAGTTTTATACCGTGCCTCTTCTTCGTCAGTCAACATACCTGTCATCAATCTCTGATGAGATATGCGAGCCCGCATAGCGTCGTAACGAGATAGCTGTTCATTGTTACTCATCTCAAAAGATTGGAACATAGGAACCTTGCCACTCAAGTGTACGTTCTGCGCTATCTGCAAAGCCAACGTGGACTTACCAGTCTTAGGCGGAGCAACAATAACTATTAGCTGGCCTTTTTGTAAACCTGATGTTGCCTTATCCATAGTGTCAAAGCCAGTTGGTATGCCAAGTAAACCAGGATTTGCTTTGCGGTGTTCATAATCTTCCCACCGACTCATAGGGTCATGGGTGATATCAATGTCGCTGGTACTACTTAACCCATCTTCTTCTAATCTAATCAAACCGCTTTGTAGATGTATGAGGGCTTGCTCGTGGTCTTGCTGCTTTTCTATAGCCTCAATAGCGGAGGCAATCATCCCTACAGTAGAAGCCTTGCGACGCTGTTGTACTACAGTGTCAATTAAATACTGTATCGACTCGTCAGCAGCAGTGAGTTTATAGTTTGGATAGTTAAGATTTATAACTTCTAAACTGGCTACTTCACCATACTTAAAGAAATGGTCTCGTACAAGCAGCCAAATCTTTTTATTCTCTGGGTCGGCAAACCAAGACTCGTTAGCGTTGCGCTCGAATAGTGGGGCAAGGTTCTTTTCCTGTATAGCTTTGCTGAGTAACTTAGACTCAATGTTCATAGCTCTGACACATCCATTCCCCAATGTCCATAACGAAGAATACGCGATTGTACATCAACTACACCTATCACCTCAGGTCGGTAAGGTAACTCTTTAACCAGTTGATTAACAGAGCCGTACGCAGTCCAGTATCTAAACGGATTGGTGCCAACCTTGTCAAGGTCAGTTACAAACTTATCCAGTGTTACCTCGTCCATATCAAAAGATATAAGTTCTAGGGTTACTCCACGCTTAGTTGTAAACAAATATAAAAAACTTAATATCTCTCGCTTTATAGTTTTCTTCACCTTAGCGTTAGGAATTATCTTAAACTTGCGAGTAACTTCTACTTTGTTCTCCGCAAATATCTCAGAGCACACCAATATTCGTTTAGGTAGTTCGTTGCTGATATCCCCTTTGCGCATCTTAGTAAACCTCTATACGTCCAAACTTAATAACAAAATCGCGGAACGCTCTGTTGGAGTCCTTTGCTTTATCGGCATCCTCTTGAGTTGCTTTACTGGATATCTCTAATGGATAACTGCCGTTGTTGTTTTCAATTCGAGACTTTACAAAACGTGTGTGCTTGCACACACCGCGGCTAGCATAGCCTGGACAATTGCAATACAACTTATGGTCGTCATCAACTGAAACCTCGTACACGCCAGGACCAGGGCTTTTAGTTTGACCGAGGAAGACTTGCACTAACCGTAGTTTGTCGTCCTCCACTTTGCGTCCTTTCATTTTCTCAGGTCTCCTTTAACTGATGCAATTGGTAAGTAAGCAAAGGCTTCGTTAGCGAAGCTCTCTGTAGCGTCACCGTAGAGACTTGCCCAGTTAGGTAGCTCTATATTAGTGGTAACTATGGTCGGAAGTCCTCGATTAAATCGAGTTCTTAGAACATGGTGAAGCATATTCTTTTGCCAGCCAGATAGCGAGGCGTGTTCTTTGCCTACATCATCTATAACTAAAACGCGGATATTGTAAGAGTCGTTTAGGCATTCACCAAGCATTCCGTAGTATAAAGTCTCTTGTTCAGGCGTCGGGTCATCCATAGTTGCGCCCTTTAAATCCAACACATCGTTGAAGGTTGTGAAGTAACAAGGGCGAATAACAACACCGCTCTCTGGTGGGTCGAAAGCCTCTAATGGGAATGTAGTCATCATCTCTTGTATTGCAGATAACGCAAGGGTTGTCTTTCCTCTACCAGGAAGACCGCAAAGCAATATGCCCAAACCACACGCCTTACTTCCTACGGCGCGAATTACGCGACCACTCTTTACGCTCTCCATCCAACGGCGTATCTGTTTTATATCTTCAGGGGATGCGTCTACGCAATCATCCAGTGTCCAACCAAGCCTGCCGTTAGGTATAACTGCGCTCTTAACCCAAGCCTTGCGTCGTATCTTTAACGTCTCTAACTCGAACACTATAATTTCTCCCAAGACTTCTTAGCAGACTCTTTGGCAGCAACCATATCATCATCGGTATACAACTGGCGTTTCGCCTCTTCTATGTTAGCTGGAGCAGACTTTATAAACATCTTCCATAACATCTCCCCATCAGTAACAGAGGTTTCGTGAGCGTACTTAGCAAAGAACATATCAATCAACTTCAACTCTATCTCACGAGTAGTGCCGTACTTCTTTTGGAAATCCGCAAACGCAAAAGCGAAACGGCTATTGCCTACACGCCACGGCTTAATGTTCCACATACCTTCAACTCGGCGAGCGAACTCGTAGGTCATATCTGTAACTGTCCAGTTCTTTAACTCTTTATCTTTGCGGTCCTGGTAACGCTTGGCTAGGTAAGCAGCCTTCTCGGCTTCGAACTCTTTCTGCTTCTCGGCTTTGGCTCGCAATCTCTCTTCGTTTACATCGTCCCAGTCTCTGTCCATTTGTCCTAAAAATGACACGCTCTTTTCTCCTATCGCTAGAGTGTTCGTATACTCCTCACGGACTTGTTCCGTGGATTTTCTAATATCAATGCCTAATATGCTATTACTGGTTAATGGGCTATTATGCGGTGACTGCTGAATCAGGATACGGGTTTCCAGGAAGTTGGCCATACGGCTTTCCAGGAAGTGGAATCCCTCATCGGTGACCTCTGTGACTGTGCAGTACCTCGAGCCAATGACCTGTCTGGTTGTTTTGACCAGCCCAGCCCTTATTAGCTCGTTGAGGGCAGAATATAGGGCGTCGCGTCCTTCCGTAAATACCCCAGAAAGGGCTTTAACGCCTCCTACAAGCCCGTTGGAGGCTAGGTGCATAAGAAGACCTAGGGCCCTGGCTGTAATCACCCCTGAGGGCCTTTACGCAATTCTGCGGCTACTGCTTTGGCTAGCACCTTTATGAAGGCTTGGACCCCAAAGTAGAGTTCGTCATCCTCATCGGACTCCTCATACTCTTCGTCCTCTTCCTCCTCGTCTTCGTCCTCTTCTTCCTCTTCATCTTCCTTAGGTAGGTCTAGTTCCATTTGCGGGAACTTAGGTTCCTCTGCTGGCTTCAACTCAGCAACCGCGGAAATAGGGGCCAGACCATCGGTGAGGTCAAAGCACTTTATTCCAGCGCCAGAATAGGTTGACAGTAGTGATTGGGATAGAGAGTCTTCATCAGACCATAGAAGGAATGCGCAGATATCCTCACCCGCAAAATTCTTACAACTATCTGCTATTGGATTATCTGTTTGATAGACAGTTGACTGTGGCATACCTGGAAAGTCAGCGGGTATGTTGGAGAATATAACAATCTCTTTGTTTTTATCTTTAGCGTATTGGGCTGCAAATATCTGAGCCTGTGTAGCAGAGTTAATAACTGGTAGAACTAAAACGCCTTCGGCGCCTTTCGCATAGTAGTGGTCTTCCATCAGTGCCTCAATGTTGGCCCTGCTGGTCTCTCCACCGCCTGCGACTATCACATAATATTTCATAGTCTCTCCTCAGTAGGGGGAGGAGTACCTTACTACGTTATTGGATAGTTGTCCTAGTCCTTGAAGGCCCATAGAAAGTCATCTGTTCTATAACCGCAACGGCAGCTGCCCCAATAAAGGCTCCAGCAGCGGTATATGCAATTGTGTGACCTATGTCACTGATTCCTACAAGGTATGTGCCTAACCAAGAAAACAATAATGAGGAAACCGCATTTGTAAATTTGGCGCTAGTGAATAGCCCTATAAATGATATGGCTGGTTCTAAAGCAGCCAGGAAGAAAGCCGCAAAGGCTGAGACAAGTACAAGCTCTATCATGAGCCGAATAGTACTACGTTTTTGGCTGTGCTAGGTATAGAGCAAAGGTAGAACCCAAAGGCAGAAAGTCTCTCAACACTTCATCTAAACGAGTTTGTACAGCTACACGGTTCTTATAAAGATGACTACGACCAGCGCTAGGAGTCCCACCTTCCCAGAATAAGTCGTTGATATCTGATGGTCCAGTATCTCCGTCAAAGTACTCTAGTAAGAATGGTGTTCTTTCGAAGAGCGCGGAGTCAACAGTTAAAGTGTTACCTCCAATAACAGACCATTCAACTCCAACCACCGCATACGCGGCTGTGGGTGGAGAAACAAAAGTTACGTAGGGTCTTGTCCAAGAAGTAGTAACTCCATAAGCATCGCCAGTATCTGTTTCAATTAATACATTAGAGGAGTCATACCAAGAGACGAACAGCCTTATCTGCTCAGTATCTATATTTACTTTGGAGTACAAGCTAAAAGTGTATTCAGAACTAGGGTAATGAATAGGCATGTAGTTAACACTAGAGCTAGCAGACTTTAATTCAACAACAGAGCTGGTAGCGGTTAGTTGTAACGAGTCTCCCGCATGATATGCAGTACCAGCAACTGTCGCTAAAGGTATATCAGCATTGGTTTTAGCATAGCTAAAGGTTGTTGGTGTTACCGCTGTGATTGTGTATTGTCCGTTAAATACAGTGCTTACATCTTTAACAATAACTTTACGACCAACACGTAGTTCGTGGAAGTTGCTGGTGGTGATAGTAGCAACGTTAGAAGTTAATCCAGCTTCAGTAACTGTGTACGTTCTAAGACCAGGTTCATCAGCATCTGGGTTAACTACTGTAGTAGCTCCAGTTACAACCCAAGGAGTTATAGGGCTAGCAAAGTGTGGGTTCTTTAATTCGTTAATACGTGTAGCACGAGGAGTAACATAGATTTGACGTGCTTCATCAAACTCAGTCGCAGTCGTAGACTTCTCTAACTGTGCTCCATCAAAGTAATGAAACTCAGGTGTAGCTGAACCAGCGACAGAAGATACAGATATTTCTGGTATAGCATAGTAAGCATCGGCTGGAGCAGTGGCAGTTACAGTAAGTCGCGTTCCCCAGACTACCGAAGTGCTAGAAGCAGATGCCCCATTAGTCACCGTTCCAATTGCTACACCAAACCTGTTTCTAAACCCAAGAGAAACATTCGCAGACCTAGTGGTAGAGCTAGTTGCATATACGCTAAATGTATATTGTTGTCCAGCAACAATAGGCACACCTTTAGTTACAGGACTGTCTGCACCACAATGAATAGATACGGTTCCAGAAGTTGCTGAGGAGTTTTTTAAACATAGTATTCCCATTCTTTTATTGGGATAGTTAGCTGGAGATAATGGTTCAGCATAGGGAACAGGAGCTGGAACAACGGTTCCTGTAGTTGTCTTAGAGGCAACGTTAGGACCAGTTACCGCATAGCTTACGGTCGTAGAAGTTACAGCTGTAATAGTTACTGATACCGAGGGGCTGTTAAAAACAGGTAATGGGCAATCTTTAACAAATATCTTATTACCAGCCACATACCCATGTGTTCCAATAGTTAGTGTGGCTACATTAGACGTTAAAGACACTGTGGTTATAGATTTAGTACCTAGTTGAGTAAGAGTTGCGTTTGATAAAGAAGCCCAATGCCCTACAGATTCTTCAAACGAAGAGTCATTGTAATCAAGCATTAAGTTGTGTCCCACAACTAGCCCGTCTACTGCTGGGTTAGGAGTACCAGCCACGGGTTTAGGAACAGCATAGCCAGAGAAAGATTTAATAACTTCTCGCAACCCTTGAGAACTTCCTTTGTCTTTATATAGCTGCACAGCGTCACGCAAAAGAATACGAGATTGTTGTAGACCAACTTCAGTTTCAAATTGCAGCCCAAATTGCTTTAACATTGTTGGAACAAGAGTTCCACCAACTTTTTCTACGTTGTATCGTTGAATTAGTAGGTCTGTAAGAGTTTGCACGTAGTTAACTTGAAACCCAAATAGTGCTAAGAAGCTTTTCAAATCTTGGTTATCAAACGAGGTATCTATAGAATAGATAGACCGTACTTTATAAACCTCAGGTAGGTAGTCGTATAAACGAGTGCTGTTACCATAGTCTTTTACAGATAGTCCTATTGCATCTGCGGCACGTGACCAGGTGTATTGAACAGTTTCAAATACAAATATGGAGTAGTAATAAAATTGCGCAGGTAGCAGTGGCCCGACATCCGAGTACTCGTTGTCCTCTTCTCCGTTTACATTGTCAAATAGTATGTCTCCGTCCCAAGCATTTACTGGGAATCCAAAACGGTTTCTTACTAAACGGATGCGAGCCCAAGCTCCAGACGGGTCTCTCCACTGCAATAGAATTTTTCCGTAGTCGTACGGCCTAGCAATGAAAGGGTTAGCGTCAAATAGAACTGGGTTAGTAGGTCCGTAATAACCTATACCGTAGTAATCAATACCGTAGCGTGACATGGTTAGAGAATTCCACCTGTAGCTGAAATAACTAAGTTAGAAATTTCTGGAATTTCGTTAGTTGCGCAAACGATATCTCCTGTGGTTAATATTACTGCTGAGCCTGTAGCAGCGGCTGAGGTAACGTTAGCAGCAGCTAAAGCATAAGAAAACGTATTGCTTGTTACCGCAGTTATTACAAAAGTGCCGTTGAAGGTTGAATCAACTGAAGCTACTTGCACAGTCTGACCAACAGTAAAGTTATGGGTAGCAGATGTAGTAAGTGTAGCTACTCCGCTAGTTAAAGCTTTATTGCTGATGCTGAACTGTTGAATAGAGTCTGTTCTAACCATAAGAGGAACCTGTGCGTAAGCAATGCCTGACACGGAGCTAAGTACAGTCATCAGGTCTTGCAAAGTTATACGGTCTGCAAATACCACGTTGTCAAAATCAAACAGTTCGTATACAGCCGATTCAGCTGCCGTCTTAACTAAAGATTGTCTGTACTGTGGGAGCACTGTGATGTTAATAGACAGAGTTACTCCAGCATAGAACGGAGGCTGCAAAGTTATCGTGGTGTTAGCTGGAGCTTTATCAATCATATACTCGCCGATTGTGTTAGCTAATGTATTAAATAAAGCAGTAGGTGTGGTGTTATTGCTTTCTACACCTCGGTCACCAAACGGAGCTACGTAGATAGTAACGCTGGTATATACATCCGCTTTTGATATAGCTTTAGCAACTCCACTTACTTGCAGCACTAGCTCTGAGTAGTCTTTAAGAGACACTGCTCTGTTCAAAGCTCGTACGCTTAGAGGAGCGTTAATACGAATTGAGTCTGTTGATTCTGGGTCCGCTCCACCTGTAGCAGCGTTTTGATTGCTTACTGATAGGCCAGGAGCCGCGTTGGTTAAAACAAATTTAACATTAGTTGCGGCAACGTTTCCAGCAACTCCTCCGCCTACACGATAGGTAGCGTAGATAGCTGCGCCATTTGGCGGGATTCTTCCACTGATGCCGTCTCCAAATACAATAAAGGTTGAGTCGTCAGCATTAGTGATGGTTGTAAATACTGGGTCGTTATTGTTGTAATCAATTAAATATTGAACTCCTGTGTAAGCTACGTTATTAATAGTAACTTGAACGCTGTTATTAATTACAGGTGATTGGAATAATTGAAACAACTGATTAGCAGTTCCATTAGAACTACCCACTAGTTCAGATGAAACAGTTACACCTTGAGTTGCCGTGACGTTTACAGAACCTGCGGTAGAACCTACTTTTGCTGGTACAGTAACAGCTGAGTCTGTTTCAAATATAATCTGAGACGAGGTTGCGCTAGACACGTTGGTAGTTGCTACTTGAGTTTTTGCTGGGACAACAATAGGAGACGCCGTATCGTTTTGGAAAGTTACTGTTACTTTGGAAGCTGTGCTTTGAGTAGGAGAGTAGCTAAGAAGACGAGCTAACTGTAGGACGTTATCTCTTTGGCTAGCGGTAGTGATAAAAGCTTCGTTAGCAGAACGGTCAATGTAGTAATTAAGTACATCTCCCATGTAAGAAAAGAGTTCAATTAAAGTGATACCAAAATCTGCGGCGTCACGGTTAGTCCACTCTGGGTTATAGAACGGGATTAGGGAGATAAGGTCATTCCTAATAGACGTATAGTCTCTAGACGTATAGTCGACCTGTGGGACGTAGTTGTCAGCCATTTGTTACCTCCAGAATTGTTTCGCCAGCCCTGTTTAGGATAGCCGTTTTTAACCTGACTGTAGCCTCATTTTCTTCCCTATATTTAAAAGTTATCTGTATATAGATAGCGCTAGCAGACTCATCTACTTCTCCAGTAACGCTTACTAACCTCAGTTGAGGCAGCCAAGTTGTAAAAGATGACTCTATGGCTTGCTTAGCCAGAGTAAAGCCTGTGGATAAATTTTCAAATACTACGTTTGGAACTGAACTGCCAAAGGTAGGCCGCATTACGCGTTCCCTTAGTTTGGTAAGCACAACAATCGCTACCCTGTCTTGCCATATCTTTTGTTCATCTACTGCATAGGAAACTCCGCCCGAGGCATCAAAGCCAAAGGGTAGGGTTATTGCTCGTTGTGCCATTACTGTCCTCCTAGCCATAGTGGGAAGTTAGGGTCCCCGCCTTGAAACGTGACCCAGACAGCAGAGCCTGGTTGCGGTTTCCATTTACCTATTAAACTTAATGTAGCAATTATACCTGGTACTGCTGGTCCCACACCTGCGTTAGAGTGGCTAATAAGGGTATTAGTTGCGCTAGCAGAAGAAATAAATTGAATATAGTCCCCAGCATCTAGGTCTAATATAAACCCAACAGTCATAGTTACCTCAGCACTACTACCTGCAAGAGTGATTCTTGTATTGCTATTTGGTATATCTGTTCCATTTTTTCTAAGCCATATATCTGCTGTTCCCGCGTTAGCAGTAGTTTTAGTAAGCATCGCAGAGAATTGCAAAAAATAATCCCCAGACTCTTGAGTGTAAATTTTATCTCCGTTTAAGAACATTCTGTTGGCATCTTCTTCTTGCCAGCCGTTATTTATAACAGTAGGAGTATTAACACCAACTGATGTATCAGATAAGGTTAACCACGTACCATAAGGCCAGTTAATTTGAGCAATAGCTCCTCCTACAGCAGGAGCCCAGTCAGTTATAGAGCTATCAGACTCTCCAAGAACTTGCGGTACTTTGAGGGTTACCCGTCCTATATCTAACGGGTCGTTATTATCAACAACAGTTCCGCTATAAATACCAAAATATCTTTTATCTTCTATCACAACAACCCTGACTTCTGAAGCCTAGAGATAACAGCTGGAGACTTTCTAGGTTCGGTAGTAATATTATTTAACGAGGATGTAGCGCTCTTCCACACAGGAGTTCTTGCAGATACCTCTTGAGCTGGAGGTCTATTAGTTACTAACCCAGAGTCAGATACTGCTTGCGGGGTAAGCATTGGTGTTTTTACTAGTAGCTTGCTTGTTGAAACACGTTGAGTTTGTCTTACATTAGGTATGACAACTCGGGTAGCAACTGAGTCTGGAGACGGAACTAACGAGTTATCTACCCATGTATCTGATAATCCCAATGAGTCTGCGCCAACGTACAGCATAGTTGTATATCGGTACTGATTGATTTCTTCTTCTATAACCCTGTGTTCTGTCCCTAATATAGTCCAATATCCAGAATAGGCTTTACCAACATTGTCTAAGTACACAGGCATATCTGGTTTAAGAGAGGGTTCTCCAAGTACTTCTACCCAAGCGCGATACGGAAATACGTTTCTGTTCTCCGCAGCCTCAGCTTCATACTTAGCTGTCTCTGGGTCATTAACTACGATGTCAGTAGCAAATCTATCAAAAGACTCTGGTTTCTTTTTCTTTCTGGTCTTTTTATTTCTATTCTGTTTAGCTGTTTTAATAGCAGACTTAGAATATTTATCTACACCAGCAACCGCTACAGCAGCTTTAAAAGATTCTTTGTAGTCTATGGCTTCTCCAATAACAGGGTCGAAGCTATAGATAGTAGTACCTATTGTGCTTTCAGGATACTGAAGCGAGAAGTACTTTGCTTGCGCTCTGTACTTTGTATAGTCCTCTAACACAGGTTGGAAGTAAATCTCTGTATTATGGGTACGCAAGGTGTAACCATTTTGTTTGGCTAACCTGACCATAAGTTGCCAGTCGCTACGACCAGCTTGAGATATTTGAGGATATACTCTTGGGTGCGGAACAGAGTAACAAGCAAATCCATATTTGTTAGCTATTCTTTTAACTACCTGGTCTGCTGTTATGTTTTTATACACTGTTTCAATTTGGTTTCTCATATTACCAGAGGCGCTAATAAACCCTACTTCTGTGTAGTTTTCTCCAGGAGTAATGCAGGGTTTAACATAGTCAACGTATCCATTAAACGTTACATACTCGTTGCTACCAGTGAGCTTTATGCTCATAGGGCTATTAGTAGTTATAGCGTCGTAGTCTAAATCCCAGTCTTTAAATATTATCTTTGCTGTTTCATGCTCGTATCTATTTTGCGTAAGGTCAATAGAGTATATGTACTTAGGGGAGGACGTAGCCATGGGAAAAGTCACGCTTACATACTCAAAGTTATACATTAGGAATCCTTAGCACAGTGCCTGGAGCAATGTTAAGAGCGTCAGTTATTTCTGGATTGTTTTCTAGTATGTACCACCAAGACCCTGGTCTTTTATAATACTGGAATGCAATTTCATCTAAACGTTCTCCTTCTACATAGGTATGCTCGTAATATGAGATTAAACCTATATCTGAGAACTGGTAGAAAACTACAGGGTATGCGTCTTCGTTAACATCGGTAGAGATGTAGTCGATAGTTGAGTACTCGTATCTAGAACCTTGATATATAGGCATATTAATATCCAATCACTTGAGAGCCAGTGAAGCAGCGAATTCCCATAGCTACCTGTGTTCTGATAGGAACCATTGCTTGATTAAAAGCTATGTGGTTAACATTTAACGAGTTTATCCAACCTACATAGGACAGGCTCTGACCTGTGGGTCCAAGCTGTATTCCAAGAAGAGTTGGTTGCAAGAAACCTATGTCAGCTGTCTTTCTTCCTAGCAAGTTAGCCCAGTCTCCTGTTTCACCAAGACCGCTTCCGTTCACTGTTTTAAATAAATACTCTAAGTCGTGAAGAGTACCTAGTTGCGCTAGCTCTTGGACTTTTTCCACAAAGAGGCTCTCTCTATTATCTTGTAGTGGGAACAACCCTTTTCTATAAAAATCAGAAAGACTCTTCCAACCTTTTTGTGGTACTCCAGTGCCAGTCTGTTCGGCGCGAATACATGCAAAGTCATTAGTTCTATCAATAGTTATATTTAAGTTTATATATTCCATAGAAGGGAAAACACCGCTTACTGTGCGGAAACGGTCTTTAATAGATGGTGTTACCTCTAGGTTAACATCTACACTTAAACTAATAGACTCTGGGTTCCATAGGAATTGGAAACCAAACTTTCTATCTCTGATGGCGCTTAACTTTGCAGCTTTCTCAAATCGAGCTAAACGAGACGCCGCTCTTTGGGCGCCACCATCGGTATAGTTTGATGGAGCATTTTGCACAGTAGTGTTACCCGCATCATCTGTGGTTAAAGTTGTAATAGCTGAGTTTGTATCATAGAACCAGAGACGACCTCTACGCATTCCATGAAAATTAAATATGTCATTTCCTCTAGGGTCTTCTGAATAGGTAATTGAATCTAAGCCCAAACTGGTTATTAATCTTCCACCGTCTTTTATAGGAGAGCCAGCCCTGTCAACAGTTAGAGGTTCTGTGGGCAAGCTCCAAAGATGCGGAGGTAGATTAAATTTAAATGTTTCGTCTGGCAGCTTATTCGCATTAGATTCAGGTTTGGGGGCTTTAGGGTCCTGTGGGGTGTCAGAGGCTCTAGAAGATTTTCTTTCTGCCTCTATTTCACTAAACGTTTTTGTACTAGAAGGTTGGGTATTAGCTGTCTTGTTTTGTCTAGATTGTAAAGGGCCCACAGCAGTAGTAGGTTTAGTAGCTCCTGTTTTTCTAGTAGGAGCTAGCGGCGATAAAAACGGACTTGACATTAGCTTTTACCTGCATTTCCTGTTGGGTCGTCTAGTATTTTTTTCACTTCTTTAGCTAAGCTTTTAGCATCACCCTTATAACCATTAATGTTAATTGTCACATTGTTAGTAGTGCCAGAACCGCCCATACCACGTTTGCTTGGGTCTTCTGTAATCCAAGGACTATTGCTGGTTATCCAGTCTTTAAATGAACCAACTCCTTTAGATAAACTACTCATGAAGCTAGTGCCTTCAGAGCTATCGCCACTTGAACCAGAGCCTTTTAATCCCAGTTTACGTGCGGTGTTTACCCAATGTTTATTGAAGTTAGACCCACCTCCAGATAAGTCGGCAGCAATCATTGCATTGATATATGGGTTGTATAGGTCTTCTCTACTCTTGTAACCATACTTACCAAACTTTTCAAGGTATTGCTTATGTCTATCAACGCCCATTTGACCAAGCATATTAATTTGAAATAGTCCATAAGAGTCGTCTTTTTTAAGAGATGGGTCGCTATGTCTTCCAGGTATACCACCAGACTCAGCTCTAATAACATCAATTGCGGTTTCTATGTTTTTATCTTTAAACCCAGCAGCAGAAAGGATAGCTCTAAGGTCTTTATCAGACATGCCTTGTTTAGAGCCAGCAAGAGAAGCTCCTAGTCTGGATACGTCTCCACCGTCTCCACGAGTAATGCCTAGTTGGTGATTAGGAATAATAGTTCCGTCTACTTTAGGAACGAATAGTTCTGGACCACGTTCACCTACAAGATAGGGAGAACGTCCAGCTACGGGACCGCCATCTGCTTTACCTGGAATGAAATTACCAATAATTGGTATTCCTTTTAATCCTTCACTAAATCCCTTTATGCCCGCAATAATTTGTAGCAGACCTGTTACTCGGTCAAAAGCATTCATGACGTTGGCAAAACCAGTGGCAACTACGTTTGCTCCAGCAGCACCTTTAGCCTCAGCTCCAGACACTTGTTGCAGAGTACGCATAGCTTCTTCAGTTCTTCTGCTTTGACCTTCTACGTAACCGCTTAAAGCGCCTCGTTTTTTAAGTTCTTTCTTTGTTATCTTAGTTACACCAGATGCTTTAGCGTATAGATATGCCTTAATCTGAGAAATAACAACCTCATCTTGACCAAAGTACATTCGCATCATGCTGTCAAGAGAGTTACCAGGCAAGAAACCCATATCAAGGTCTTCTGCGGTAATAGGTTCCCCGCCCATTTTTTCTCTGTTTAACTTATTCCAAATCTGTTCTGCAATTTCTTTAGGGCTTTTAGGTTGTCCTGTAATTGGGTCTCTAGCTTGAATACCCATAAAGCCAAGTAAATTAACAGTTCTAGGTGCCTGCATAGCTGCCATAGCCTGCATAGAACGCTCAACACCTACTCCAGGAGTAAGAGCTGACATAGTTCCAACCCCCCTTAACATATTATTATTTAAAAAGCTTTGACCTATACCAGCTGCTTGTGCAGCTAGCATTGCTTTAGGGGCATCTAGTGTGTCAGTTATAACACCTGAACTAGCTAGTACTCTTTGTCTACGTTGCACTTCTAATGCTTGAGCATGAGCTGAACCTGGTTCAGGAGGATTCATTCCTGTGGTTTGAGTTGTGTATCTGTAAGACCTATCGCCAGAAGCAGTGCCGCCTCCACCGCCAAAAAATCTAGTTCTACCAATCAAATAATCCATGGCAACTGCATCATTGACTGCAGGTATGCCTGTATAAGTAGCGCCAACAGCAGCAGCGCCTATAGCACCTCGGTTATCATTTATATAACCTCTAATACGACCCGAATCTATGCCGCCGCCAAAAGCCATCATAGGTCCCATTTGTGGGACGGGCGGTTGATAGAAAACCGTGTTGTCGTCTCTAATAGACTGACCTGGAGCCATGCCTCCAGCAAAATCACTAATCTTTTGGGCACCCGAAGCCATGGTGGCAGCAAAGCCTGCTCCACCAGAGCGGAGAATATTTACTTTGTTTACTAAAGAATCAAGGACGGTGCTTAATTGAACGAAAGCGTTAGTAGTGGAGCGTTCACCACCCATGTTCATCTGTGACTTTGAGTCCACTACTTAACTCTCCTTTTAGCTCTTGCTATCCAGTTACGTCGCTCTCTAAATGAAAGAGACCGTATGTCTGCTAATGTCCAACCCTCGAACGTTCTAGTCAGTACTTCGTATTCGTCTAATAAGTTCTCGTAAGAGATTTCGTTATAGACGAAACAAATCGACCAGGCTAAGCGGAAGAGAAATATCTTCTCCGCATGCCTTACAGGCCTTCTTCACCTCCCCAAGGCGTGGGCCTGGGTTACGTTCCAGGATTGTGTCTAGAATCTTTGAGCGGTCTAACATGCCCAAAGACAGAGCAGTTGATGCTCCAAGAGATGGTGAGCCGTTTAGTGAAACAAGACATCCAGATAGTAAAAGCGTATTAATCTCTGCAGAGGTTTTGTCAATGTTTTCCATCAACTTCCTTTGCACAATGCCATTTGGTAGGGCTACTTCTGCCACACCTAACTTGGTCTCTACGTACCAAGCCCTATCATTAATAGGGTCTTTCAAAGTTCTTACAGGAACGTCGTCTACTAGGTTAACAACTGTCTTATGGGCGTCATTGCAATGTGGGCATAAGATATCTAAAGTGACATCTTCTCCAAATGTAACGCAACGAATGCCTAGCAAGATAGCGTCTCGGTCACCTGCTAGAAGGGTATCCAAGTCTTCTTTAACAACTTCATGTATGCCGAGTTTATATAGACCGCGTTGCAACAATACTTGTAGAGATTTGCCTGTGGAACCAGCTCGAGCAATTGCCTCTTCGTCGGCTCCGTTTAGTTCTTTAACTTCTGCGGTTGTTATAAGTTCCCCGTTCTTAATAAAACCACCAGGAAGTTTTACATCTGAGTCGGAAGGGGCCCGAGTGACTACTGTCTGCTCGGGCTCCTCCATAACCTTTTGAGCGAACTGGTTTACGAGTTCTGCATCGGTAATAATTTTAGTCACGAGTTATACTCCTTGTTTTAATTGTTAGGCTGTTACTGGCTTGTACTGGTTGTCTGTGAAGAAGACGCTTAGTCCTTCATGGACTAGGGTCATGGTTTCAAAGAACAACGTTCCTGAGTCAGCGCTCAAGTCGCTGTAGCTTAGCTGGCTAATCCACGCATTATGAACGGTGAATCCCATCTTAGGAATCTCGTTATCTGTCGTATCTGTAGAACCAGTTCCATTATTAGGGTGGTCATTTACGAAGATATTTACGTTTACTCGGAAATCTTTTCCAGAGGCAACGTTGAGTCCTTCTCCAGCAGCGGCTGCGAAAAGTGCTCGCATCCAGGTAATAGCTTGGTCATTTCCATACATTGTTCCTCGTTGGAAAGTGATTGGGCTAAAGGTAGTCATGCCAGGAATCTGGTGGACTGTAGTGTTATATCCGCCCTCACGGTACGGGATATTCTGTGTGGTGATATTAAGACCACTGATATAAGTGAATCCGCCTGCCCAGGAAGTAGACTTTCCAGCTGCTGCTGGACCTTCTGGACGAGAGTCGGAACCAGTTTGTACCTTAGGCGAGAACGCTGGGGTACCGTTTGATGCTGGTTTAAACTCCGCGTAGAACCGAAAGTTACGTAACGGGTCAGTCGCAATCTTAGACCAGCGTGAGATATTGCTGTTATTTGCCATGCGTATTTACTCCTTACGCTACTGTAACGGTGGTTCCACCGTCATATTGACTGATTCTAATGACAACGAATTCAGCTGGACGCTGTAACGCAACACCAACTTCGATGTTAACGAATCCGTTATCAATGCTTGCTTGCGGGTTGTTCGTAGCATCAACCTTTACAAAGAAAGCCTGTTGTGGAGTTGCTCCACGTAGACCGCCTTGTGACCAGAATTGAGTTAGGAACGCTGATATAGCTGCTTCAATACGACGCCATAGACGTGCATCGTTTGGTTCAAAGATAGCAAATTGAGTTAGGTCAATAAGCGCTTTGCGTAAATAGATGAGGGTACGACGAACTGGAATGTACTTGTCAATATATCCAGCCTTTAGAGTGCGTGAGCCCATTACTACAATGCCAGAGCCAGAGATAAAACGAATAGCGTTTACCGCTGCAGCATTTGAATTTAATGAGTCTAGCTCTGAATTTGTCAACTTACGTACAGCCACAGCTCCTGATAGACGAGCTGTCAATCCAGCTGGAGCTTTAAATACTCCGCGAGAGGTGTCTGTTGAAGCAATTAAACCTGCAACTGCTCCGCCAGCTCCGACAGTGAGAGTAGCTCCTGCTGGAGCACCTAGTCCAAGAATTGGATTTGGGATAGTAAGTTGTGGGTAATAAACAGCTGCTAAAGAAGAAGGTGTGTAAGAGTTAGCTAACGTAATTTGGTTAGCTGCTGTGTCGTCAACACCATCTACTACTACAAACACATCGTCACGAGACTCAGCGTATGAGATAGCGGCGTTTACTGTTACTGAATCTGTGAATCCAGGAACATTTAAAACCAATGACTGTTCGATGGTATCAAAAGATGAGTAGTTAGATACAGCTGTAACTGCTGAGCCATTAGCTCCAGTTGTCAACGGTTGGTTAGTAATTACAGATGGATTTTGCAAAGCTCCTGCAGAGCTTGAGTCTAAGTCTTGAGCTACAACATACTTAGATGATGCATTAATTACAGTTGGAGCGTAACGAGCTTCTCCTACAGCAGCATTCATTGTAATATCTGTAAACTGTTCGACAATGTATGCGTCAGTGTTTCCACCAAAGTAAACAGTCAAATCAAAGTGATTTGCGATAGTAGAGTTAGTAATACTCACATTGATGTTGTTACCCCAAGCACCCTGGTTAACAGCGGTTAATCTTAGAGTGTCATCAGGTGTAGCGTTTCTATCTGTGAGAACACGGGTAGCTGATGTTGCTCCGCCACCAAGTACTCGTGATACATAAGCTTGGCTTCCACCATTTGCAAAATATAGATATACAGCAAGAGGAAGATTGTTTGACGCGTTGCTATTCCAAGAACCAAAAGTATTTACATACTGGTTCCAAGAAGTAACTAGCGTTGGTGTAGATGGGCCTCGGTCGTTAGCTCCGATGAAAGCAGCAACGGTGTCCGAAGCAGCGCCAACTACTGGTGCTACGGGGGTTAACGTTTCTTCTACGTATACCCCAGGGCGTTGAATTGCCATTAGTTTATCTCCTTAAGGGTTTTACAAAGGCTCCGATTATTGAACAGGTGTGAATCCAGACGGGATATTCGTAATTGTAGGATTGATATCAACTTGTAGAACTTCAGGTATTCTGTTCGCGGCCTGCTTAGGCGTCATCTCACTTACTACCCGAATTGTGAAAACACTGCGGAGAAGGCGTCTTCCACCTGAGTCTTCTTCTACAGCGTCTCGTTTTACAAATCCATCAAGAAACATACTGCGGTAGCTGTACTCGGTTCCGAGTTCATTAGGCACCCGCAGATACCCGTATCTTGCTGGAAACTTATTGTGTAACTCCCATATTAGAGCGCGGTCATGACGAGGATGACGTGAGTGGGTAGTTATCTGGTAACTAAGGTCATAGGCGGTCGGGTAGTCATACTTGTAATGCCCAGCTATTGGGTTAGTTCCCATTTGGTCACTGTCGTACAGAATTCCTTGGTGTTGTCTATCTAACGCATGTGTAATGTCTAATAGGTCAATAGTAATAAAGGGATACTCTTGGTTTCTAACTTCAACGTCAGGGTAACCAAACCAGACCTTTACTTGGCGGTTGGCGTTTTTTTCGTCAGCTACTGTAAGGCCAGCTAGATGTTGCTTGAGGGCCAGGTCTTCTGCAATTACAAAGGGATTACCCATTAAAGAATACCTCCGCCTTCATAGATGTCCTGTGCTACAAGATAAGAAAGTTCTTTGCTTGCGTCATTTTGGTGGCGCAGCATAAAGGTTCTAATAACTGAGTTTGGGGGTTGACCTTCTCTACCAAACTCTAAATCATTGACTTTGGCTGTAAGGCTCTCTGGGTAGGAAATTTGTACAGCGCCATCTTCGTAGATAAGTGATAGGGATGACACAATGTCGTCTGGCCAGCCAGCATCGTAAGCCATGTTACGGAGCACGCCAGTAAATCGCTGGACTATATTATCTCCAGCTTGGGCTGCTAGTATCTCAGGATTTCTTATTACCACGCTTTTTTAGCGCCTTCCTTGCTAAGTAAACCGCCGCTAATCCGAGTACCGTCTCGCGCTCTTGTTTCTTACCTGGAACATTGTCGTAGATAGCCTTAAAGAAATCGGCATCTGACGGGGCATCCACCTTTCTATGAGGTGGAACTCCAGGCACATTCATTAATGCGCTCCTATTCGGAAAGCAAGGTTACTTCGCAAGGGTACTGCTCGAGCCCCCGCATGAGGCTCATTTAAAGGATAAACGAAAGGCCCCCTTTCGGGGGCCTAAGCGCTTACTACTTTTTCTTACCCTTCTTGTCTTTTACAGGTGCACCCTTCTTTGCAGCAAACTTCTTGTTCGCCGCTTTGAGGGTCTTCATCCCGTGCTTGTCCTTGGGTCGGCCACAGCCACATGTCGAACACATTACTTTTTCTTCTTCTTACGTAGAGCAGCAAAGTCAGAGCCTTCTAGCTTGCCATCTTTATCTGTATCAAGTTTTTTCTGCTTAGATGAGAGTTTCTTGGAAGAAGCTTTCTTAGCAGCCTTTCCTTTACCAAATCCTGGTTCTCCCTTTTTCTTACCGCATCCGCATGTAACGCACATTATTTTTTCTTCTTTCTGGCTGCTGCCATATTGTCTACGAGATTGGGGTAAGGGCGTCCTGCTGCTTTTGCCCTTGCCTTTGCCGCCGCCTTCTTTTTAGGCGACAACTTCTTATCTTTACCTGATGGGTCTTTGGTTTCCCAAACTGGTTTTCTAGCCACGTTTCCTCCCTGAACTATACCTGATAGTTGCTTTTGGCTTACGGATAATTCCACCTTTTTTCTTGCGGACTTTTGCTCCGCCAGCTTCATACTTACTACCAGTAAGAGAGACGTCAAGGTTCTTTCTTGGGTTCTTACCAGCTCTAGCTCCAATTCGCGTAGGCATTATTTACCCTTCTTAGACATACCAGCTTTAGACATAGCAATAGCTACTGCTTGTTTCTTGGACTTTACTACAGGACCTTTGCCTGGGCCCTTCTTACCTGACTTCAACTTGCCATGCTTGTACTCACGCATGGTAGTTTCTACTTTTCTTGCTTTAGCTGCGTTTTTCATATGTCTCCTATACTTGTGCGTACTGCAAGAACTGTGCGTCATTAACCATTTCATCAGGCATTACTTGGATACAGTCAAGAACAATAATTGTTCCTCGGTCGTCCACATAGCCTTCTAGTTTGGTTGTTACAGGTCTATAAACCTGCTCCTGCCAAATAATTCTATAACGGTTGGCATCAGAAATCTTAGACTTTGCCTTACCACGTTCGTTAAATAGTTCAGGCACTGTTTTAAACATATCGTCAATATTTACTGTCAGCTTCAAAGTATCAGCGCTATAGAAACCTCGTGGGTTCATAGGGACACTACCCTGTTTTAGTGAGGCGCTGATTACAAGTAAGGTATATGGACCCTTCCACACTCGACCCGCACCTACTGGCTCAACATCATAAATAGGGTCTGCAACAGAAGCTAGCTTGTCAAACTCCCAAAGTTCTGCGTGAGTACCAAAAGGATTAGTAACATCCCAAGTAATACCGTCGCCTACTTCGTTAAGTTCGAAGTCAGTAGTAAATCTACCGCCTGGAGTGAACGCTCTCATCTCAACCCTTCGCTCTGTAGAATACTAGATTACGCTCTAGCCGTTCGTCTGTGGGGTTGAGCTCGGCTGCCTTTTCGCCGTACAAACGGGCGGATTCATACAGCCCTTGGTTGTAAGCACTTATAGCAGCTAGGTCGTATACCTCAAATCCCCAAGCAAAATCTTCAACTATGTAATCTAATTTCTTTTCCTTAATTAACAGAGCGTTCTCTGCCCACAGAAGGCACTGCTCCCAGTCACCTACGGTGTAGTAATGACGAGCTAGTAATACCATAGGCTCTCTGCTACCCGAATATTCGGCAATAGATTTATGACACCACTCAACCGCATTCTCGGGCTCCACCCTAGCTAGATAGTTCATGGCTGAGGCTTTCTCTGGAGCCCACCAAGCTAACTGTAGATAGCGACGAAACTCTTTTGCAGACTTCTCATACAGACCATGAAAATACATTTCTCGGGCATAGTAAAAAGCGGCACGCTCACTCTTAGGGTCTTCGTGAACCGCCATAGAAAGAAGCGGAAGATATTGTCCCCGCGATTTATTATTATCTGGACGGTGATGAATTTCAAAGTTCATCTTCATCCGCTTCTCTTCTATGCCGTAGGGTGAGGGCACTTCGTGTATTGGAAACCGCCAACGGTATCCAAATCTTGCGTGTATGCGGAATCCATCGAACTCAGTTCCTGGACTTCCGTCAGGTAACCATGAGGTAATAAATCTATAGGTTGGTCTGGTTACTCCAAGAGCATGAGCTCGTTCTAGCTCTTCGCGCCACCCTGGTTGTAATACTTCATCCATATCAAGGGCGATGCAATAATCTATATCTGTAGGCAAAGCGAACAGAGCCGCGTTACGAGCGTCATCAAACCGCCATGGTTTAATAGTTACGGACTGAACGGTTATGCCCAACTCTAAAGCTTTATCTACCGTACGGTCTGTAGAACCCGTATCCATAATAAGGAAATAGTCTGCGCCTTCGGCGGATTTAAACCACCGTTCCACGAATTGTTCTTCGTTAAGCGCGATTGTATAAACCGCGACTTTCATAGTGCTCCGTTATTCTTCAGATGGGAATACGAGGTCGTATCCTATTACAACTCCATCATCTTTTACTTCAAACTTTTCTGCCCCAGTTTCTGGGTCAATGCCTAGGCTTGTTTTAGTTATCATGCGAATCTACCCCACGGTCCAACGATAGAGGATGAGAAGGATGAAGCTGTAGTTGGCAAGTCTGACTGACCTGACACTAGACCAGTCATACGAGGAGTAAGTGCGCTCATCGCTGATGGAATAAGTTCAAATGCGGTATAGACGCTACCTGGAGTTGTGGCAACTACGATAACTCCAAGAGCATATCGAGTACCCGCAACTAGGTTATAGGTAGCTGGATAGCCGCCTCCTGTGGAGAACGACCTCGTATATAAAGTGTTACCAGTGCTGAAGATAGTGTTATCACTTGCGGTTCTAGCAACCAATGTGGCCGTAGTTCCATCAAATGTGTACAACCCAAAGCGCACTAAAGAGGCACCTGATGTTGCGGTTGCTGATGAGACTACAGAGATGTCATCAACTGTCAGGTCCCAACGAGGAGTAAAGAAGGTGAAGTAGACGTTTCCGCTACCCAGTGTTCCGCTCCAGTTACCTTGTCGCGGATATACATCTACAACAGAAAGAGATTCGTTTCTAGAACCCGCAGATGGAGATAGTACATCTTTCCAAGCCATTCCTTCTGTAGCAGTTGAGTCTGCTACTAGTTGGTAGTTATTAGCTCCCACTCCGAGGCGAGTTACAGTATTAGACGCAGTAGCCACATAAAGGTCTCCCTTTGTTGTAGCTGTATGACTTCCAAGTAGCGTGGTATTTGCGGCTGGAACAGTTACTGTTACATCAGCGGCTGGGTCGGTAAAGCTAAGAGTTGTTTCAAAATCATTGGCAGTTCCCTCTACAACAATACTTGAGTCAGAGATGTAAAGGCCAGATACTGTAGGAGAAGTAAGGGTAAGACCAGCGACTGTAGCCGCAGTGCCACCTAGTGAAACAGATGTGGAACCAATCGTAAGACTAGAGTTAGCAAGTTTGTCATTGGTTACGTTAGCGTCCACAATCTTTGCGGTAGTAACAGTTCCATCAGTTGGTGTGCGGGTATTGGTAAGACGGGTATCTGTTCCATATACAACTTGAGTAGAGCTAGCATCACCTGTGGCAGGTACGTCTTTCGTAGACGCTGTGCCCAAACCTGTTACCTGTGTATTAGCAATAGAAATTAAAGACTGATTAATACCTACAACAGATGTTAGTGCGTCATAAGTAATTGGAGAAGTGGCAGAGACAACGCCAGTTGGACCAGTAGCTCCTGTAGGACCAGTCGGTCCTGTCGGACCAATAGGCCCAGTATCTCCTGTTGCACCTGTTGGGCCAGTAGGGCCAGTGGCTCCAGTAGGTCCCGTTGCACCTACGATTTGTCCTGCGCTGTACCAGATGCTTCCATCCCATACATATAGGTCACCATCTGCATCAACAATATAAGCATCGTTAATTGCAAGACCTGGTGTTGGAAGTGCGCCAGTTGTTGATACGCTACCAATTAAATTAATACCAACGCCTTGCGGACCTGTAGGTCCAGTTGGACCAGTTGGTCCTTGAACAGTTGAGTCTGCACCAGTTGGACCTGTAGGTCCAGTTGCACCAGTGGGGCCAGTAGGACCTGTTGCGCCAGTAGGACCAGTTGGTCCAATAGCACCTGTAGGTCCAATTGGCAAAGTTAGATTAAGTGTTTGATTTGGCGAGGTACCTGTAATTGTTGAAGCAGCAGTTGCACCACTTGTCACAGTTCCAATTGTTAATGTGTTAGATGCGCCTACTGGTCCTGTTGGTCCAGAAGAATAAACTAAAGAGTTCCAGCCTTGTGTGCCATTACCAACTTTAAATTTACCTGTGTCGTATTCATATCCGACTTCGCCTTGGGCAAGGATAGGGTTAGTGGTAGCCCACGCAGATGCGGTGTCACGTCTAAATTGAACACGAACGGCCATTTATATTTCCTAACCTAACGCGTTTCCGCAATCAATAATTGAAGACCCACCATATATTGTATTAGCTGCGCCGCCATCTACGTTCTGAAAGATAGGGCCAGTTGCACCAGTTGGTCCTGTAGAGCCAGTAGAACCTGTTGGTCCTGTTACACCTGTAGGTCCAATCGGTCCAGTAGGTCCTGTTGGTCCTAGTGGTCCTGTAGGTCCAAGCGGTCCTTGCGGTCCAGTTGGTCCTGTGCCACCAGTTGGGCCAGTAGGTCCAGTGGGGCCTTGAACTCCTTGCGACATGCTAATGCGCCAGACAGAACCATCCCATACCCAAGTCTGGTCGCCAACCGTAAATAGCTGGTTAAGCGATGGGGAGTTGGGAAAATCTATTGGCATATTAAACATTGTACGGCTAGAGATGAGCTACGTAATGCTAAGATAAGCCCGTGAAATTCAAAGCCCAATGGCTAGGTGCCCTAAAAACTATGTTCCATAAAGAGTATTGGAACCCCCCTAACACCACAGAGTTTTTTGCTTTTATGACCAAAATATCTATCATTTTTCCTGGCCTGCTTTTAGGAAAACAGTGGTGGTGGCTTTATATATTTGCTCTTGTGTCTAGTCTTGCTCTTATATGGTCATCTACTGTAAAAACTTTGCCAACTATTATCTGGTTTAATATCCTGTGGGCAATACTTGCACTTGCAGCACTCTGCAAACATTTTTTGGTAGGTTTTTAATGGCCAGAAAAATAATTAAATTTGTAAACACTTCGCCTTTAGAGATAGAGCCCCCTAAACCAGGTAAAAATAGTATTCCAAGTTGGTTTAAGCAAACTCCTTCTTATTTAGGGGATAAGAACGAGTACTCCAAAACTACTAAAGCAACTATAAAAAAATGCATGCCCGTATTTGACGCTATCACTGTTGGTTATATTTTTACAACACCTGTAGATATCTGGGTAAAGGTAGAGGATGGCATAACATACTTTTATTGGAAACCAGATACTGGGTTTGACCCTGTACACTTTCAATCGTCAACTCAAGCAGAAAATCATCCTGCTCAGAGCAAGCATCCTTGGAAAGATGTACCTAAAATTATAAACCCCTGGTCAATACAAACACCTAAAGGGTATTCGTGTTTAATTCTTCCACCTATGCACAGAGAAACTCCATTTAACACATTACCAGCTATAGTAGATACTGACACATACATTACTCCTATTAATTTTCCTTTTGTATTTTTTGACCCAATGTTTACTGGATTAATACCAGCAGGTACTCCAGTAGCTCAAATAGTTCCATTTAAACGAGACGCGTGGACATCAGAGACTTCAAATAACGCTGACGCTCCTTTAAGGCAATTTAGATACCTCTCTACATTTTTTTATAATGCATACAAAAATCTTATGTGGAGCAAGAAGGACTTTAAATGATTAACGTTAACAAAGTAGTGATTGTTGGTGGCGGTTCCGCGGGTTGGATGACAGCCGCTTATTTAATAAAAACATTTCCTAATAAACAAATAGTTGTTTTAGAAAGCCCTGATATTCCCATTGTCGGTGTTGGGGAAAGTACACTAGCCAGTATTACTGAGTTTAGGGATTATCTTGGAATAGATGAAAAAGATTTTATGCAAAAAACTAACGCATCATATAAAATGAGCATAAAGTTTACTGATTTTTATTCAGAAAATGGGGGTTCGTTTCACTACCCATTTGGAAAGCCTAATTTTGAAAAAACTGCTTCTGGATTTGACGACTGGTTTCAAATAAAGCATACGTATCCAGACACTCCTTTAACAGATTTTGTGCAGAGTTACTTTCCAAGTTCTTTTTTATTTGAAAACAATAAGTTTGCCACTAATGAGTCTGGTGTGTACAGCCCTTACAACAAAAAAACAGATGTAGCTTATCACTTTGATGCTACTATGTTTGGTTTATGGTTGAAAGAGTCTTACTGTATTCCAAGAGGGGTTTCTTACATAGAAGGTACAGTAGTAGATGCAGCTATTTCTGAAGACGGGATAGAGGCACTAAAGTTAACTAATGGTCTTGACATACGTGCTGATTTATTTATAGATTGCACGGGCTTTAAAAGCCTTTTGTTGTGTGGATTTTTAAAAGAAGACTTTATTTCTTATGAGGATTTGCTCCCTAATAATCATGCTTGGGCATGTCAAGTTCCCTATAAAGAAAAAGAAAAAGAACTGGAGCCTTTTACTAACTGCACTGCTATACAAAATGGGTGGTGTTGGAACATACCTTTATGGTCCAGAATAGGAACTGGGTATGTATTTTCTGATAAATATATATCATCAGACGAGGCTTTAAAAGAATTTAAATCATATTTAATGTCTAATAAAATGGTTGTGCCTAGAACAGCGGAAGAAGTAGAGTCTTTTGATTACCGACTTATAAAGATGAGGGTAGGTATTCACAAGAGAACTTGGGTAAAAAATGTAGTAGCAATCGGTCTAGCGGCTGGATTTATAGAGCCTTTAGAATCAAATGGTTTGTTTACGGTCACTAATTTTGTATCAAAGTTGGCTAAAACACTTCTTAGAGAAAACGTTTCTAAATTTGATATAGATGTGTACAACATAGCTGTGTATGGTGTTTTTAGAAAATTTGCGGAGTTTGTAGCTATGCACTATGCCTTAAGTCATAGAGATGACTCTTTATATTGGCAAAATATTAATTCTAAAACATTCTCTAAAGAGTTAGAGTCGTATATTGCATCTCCTGTAGTAGGGTTTCAAGATTTACAAGACAGAAAAATGTTTAGTAACTTTTTAGACCCAAGTGCAGGGATTACTTATGTATCGGTTGGTATGGGGTACCTTGTATTTGACTCTGTTGACATAGACATGCTAAGGCGAGGAGATAGCATAAAAGCGTTTGTAGACGAACAACGGGAGATGTTTAATAGTAAAAAAACTATTTGGAGACAGGCTTCACAACACGCCCCCACATTAATGCAGTATTTAGAAAAAAATATCTACGGGGTATAAAGCCACATATCTTCGTTTTCCACCCAAGTCTTTACAGAATTAAGCGGTGGTATATTTAATAGTTGTATATATTCTTTTAATCTTTTTTGAGCTAACTTACCGTAAAAAGTTTCTATGTTGTTAGGTCCTGAGCACACCATGTAAAACTCTGCATAAGGTGACCAAGAAGCATATATTCCCCAGCCTCCGCCGCCTTCCCATAAAACTTCCCATAGGTCTACATCTTCAATATTTAATTGTCTAGAATAATCCCAGTCTTTTTTTGGTGGATAAATTATTTTATTTGAGTCCATCCAATTGGGGTCAAAGTATTCTTCGTTGTTTATAAAGATATTTTGTGTAGTTACAAATCTCATATAGTTTCCTAAAGTAAACTATAACGGATATCGTACAATTACAATTCCAGCTGCTCCTCGTCCTGAGCCAGTTGAATTGTCTCGAGAACCTCCACCTCCAGAACCCGTGTTTGCTGTTCCATGTTTTTGAGCGTTATTTCCAGTTTCACCTGCAGCACCAGAGCTGTCGTTTACTCCTTTGCCACCAATACCGTTTGTTCTACCGCTCTCAGGTCCAGATCCTTGTCCGCACCCGCCTCCACCAGCAGCGTAGAAGTTTGAAGAGCCAGATATAGAGTATTGACGTCCAGAACCACCTTCACCAGGCGTAGTTCCTCCAGGAGAGTTTCCCCCAACAGACCCTGTTCCTCCGCCTCCACCGCCGGACCAGCCGCCTTGTGTAGCGTTTCCTCCGCTAAAACCAAACCCTGTATATCCAGTGCCACTTCCTTGAGTAGCAGAGCCTGGATTGTTACTGGAGTTATTGGTTCCAGAACCTCCACCACAACCACCATCACGGCCTCTTTGTGTTTCTTGTCCGCTAAATGGGGCCTCTTGTTCAGTGTCTCCTCCGTGACCCCCTCCACCACCACCACCTATAGCAGAAATGTTTCCAAAAGTTGAATTTGCGCCCCTTGACCCCACACGCTTGTTATTACCAGAATACGGTTCTACGCCAATTCCACCTCTTCCAACTTGTACAGAGGTTGAACCAACACCAACATTAAAACTTGAGGAATAACATAAACCTCCAGCACCTCCGCCGCCTCCAACTTGGGCTCCTCCTCCAGCACCTCCAGCAACTACCAAAACTTCTACTTCTAAAGCTTGACCGTAGTTAGTTGTATTAAAGGCAGAAGATAGAGTTGAGTTCCACGCATTTGCAGTAAATGTATGGATTCTATAACCACCAGCAGTTGTAATAGTGCCGCCAGAGGGTGCAGCAGGACTATTTGGGTCTTGTCTTAGAAATTCAGACAGGGCAACGCCTTTAGACACCCCTCTGTTTTCAGAAGTAGGACCAAAAGTTCCTCGCACACTACTTACAAAAGGCATTCACTTCTCCTTAGAAGTTGAGGTTAGCAGAACCTAACAATGTAAATGAAGAAGCTCTACGAACTACTGTTAACGTAAATATATCAATCTTTCCAGATGAAGATGTAGCTGTTGGGGTCGCTCCAGCGGCCCATTTCATAGTAACAGCGTTGCCATTAATAGTAAATGTGCTTGGAATGTAACCTGTAGAACCTTGAGTTACAAGTACGTTAATGGTAAATACTCGGCCGTCTGTAGTTGGGGCGTTTGTAATATTCCAAGTCATATTTGCGGAAGGAGTGTTTGTAGTCCAGAAAATGTTTCCAAGGCTGTAATCAAGAGTTGCCACATTAGAAGACAGCGTTATGTCTACGACGTCTTCAATCATTTCTTGAATGCGAACTCCGCCAGTAAAGGTTGGAGTTCCAGAGAATGATGGATTACCGCTGAATACAGGAGCACCAGAGAATGTTGGATTACCTGTGAACGTAGCGTTACCAGCGATGGTGCCGCCAAATGAGCTAGAGGTTCCACTCACTGTTAAATCGGAAAGACTGTTAGCTGCTGAAGTAGATGTGATACCACCAGATGAACTGATAGTTGTAGCCGTTAGTCCACCAATTCTTAAAGCCTCATAAGCTAGTCCTGCGTTTGAGAAGTCAACTGTGGAGCCTGGTTGTGTTGTTAAACCATCAAACATCTTGGTAGTGCCGTCAGAAGCATCTCTAACAATTCCATACCATCTGCGCTCGCGGGTCTTAGTAGCAGTTCCTACTGGAGATACCGCTGCGGAAGTTACGTTAGCTGCACCAGTCTTTCGGTAACTGAAGGTTGTCGAGGTAACCGCTGTTACTACTACAGTTCCGTTGAATGTGGCGTCTACACCAGTAACAACTACAACATCTCCTACAGAATAAGTGTGAGCTGCGGTTGTAGTTAGTGTTGCTACTTCAGATGTAAGTGCCTTGTTGTTAACAGAACGAACTACGTTAGATACAGCAACTGTGTACTCAGAGACAATACCAAGGTCTAGTAGGTCGTCTGTGTTATTAGCAGCAGAACGAACTAGAGAATCCGCAGTTGAAAGGGTATCAACAACTGTAGTGGTACCAGAGCCACCGAAGGTTAGAGTACCTACGATAGAAACGTTACCTGCAATATTCATCGCACCTTGTACACCAACTCCACCCACGACAGTGAGGGCACCTGTAGAAGGTGAAGTAGAAGGTGTATCAATTTCAATATGTACATTTACACCTGGAGTGATTTCCATCTGTGTGTCACCAGTAGCAAAACCACCAGCGGCAAATACAATCTTGTTATCTGTTCCTTTGTCGCCTGTAGCAAATACTAGGCTACCGCCACCACCCGCGTTGAAGGTAACGCTACCGACTGGAGATACAGCAGCAGAGGTTACGTTAGACGCGGTCTTGGCATAACTAAAGGTTGTAGTTGTAGGAACAGCTGTTACATAGTAGGTGCCGTTAAAGGTAGCATCTACGCCTGTAATAACTGCCTTTGCGCCTACTGTGATTCCGTGAGCAGTTCCTGTTGTTAGGGTTGCTACGTTGGATGTAAGAGCCTTGTTAGTAATAGTTTTAGTAATTGTTTCTGGAGCATCAAAAAAGATGTAAGCATCATTTGCGCCAGTGATACCGTAGTTAGAATCGCTAAAGTCAGAGCCTGTTACACCAAAGGATGCCCAACCGCTTGAATCATTGCCGTTATTAGCAATAACTTGAATATCGGTTGAAGAGGTACGGTCTGCGTTACTGAAAGCAATCTGAGCAAAACCATCTTCTTCTGCATTATTATCAAAGTGAAATACGGCTACTGCGTTAGTTAGACCTGCATCATCATGACGAGTCTCTGCGTCGGTACCAACAAACGCTTGAGTAGTTGCAGTGAGAGTATCAACTGTTACATCTGACACCCATAAAGCTTGAGTGCCGTCGTTAGATAAGAATTTACCTGAGTTACCAGTAAATGATGGATATGTTCCAGCTGCTAGTAGGTCCCAGTTTGCTCCTACTACAGGGGCGTTACCTTGTGTGTTTTGTTTAGCAATCCAGGAAGAGCCCGAGTAAGAAACAATATCGTTTTTGTTATAAGTAGTTCCGCTTGCGTAAACACCTTTCCAAGCAATACCTTCAATAAGAACTGCCCAGTAAAGCGGGTCAGTAGGAGCGCTATTTAAAGAATCAGCAATAGCTACGTATACAAGACCGCCATAGCCAACTACGTCGCCAGCTTGATAAGAAGTTACTGAAGACCAAGAACCTTCCCATTGAAAACCGCTGCTAAAGATAGCCCAGTTAGTGGCGTTGGTTGGGATTACTCCAGTAGATGCAAGAATATTAATATAAGATTTACCACCGTAGGAAACGATATCGTTTACTTTATAAGCGGTTCCTGCGCTATATCCACCCTTCCATTCAACACCATAGACTAAAATATCCCAGTTAGCGTTTCCTGTAGTTGGTACAGAAGAAGAATTATTGTTAACCGCAATCCAAATATTGCCACCATATTTAACTACGTCACCTTTTTGGTAATCAGTTCCAGCCCCCCACACGCCCTCATACTGAATTCCATCAACAAATACTGACCAATCAGAGGTCTGAGTTACTGGGTTATCACCTACAGTGTCACGAAGAGCAATATAAATCTTACCGCCGTAAGATACAAGGTCAGAGATTAAATACTCAGTTGCATTGGACCACACACCACGATAATTAAAGCCTTCAACCATTAAATCCCAGAATGCGGTATTTGTTGGGAGGTTACCAGTGCTTGCTGTGGTTAGCTTATAGACGTAGACGTTACCGCCGTATGTGACCACATCGTTGCGCTCGTACTGGGTGGCGCCACTGTAGGACCCACGATAGTCGAAGCGGAATTTGCCCAGGTCAAGAATCTGAGCCATTAGTATACCTCCATCAGAATGTGGCCATTTGCGTTTACACTAAAGCGCAAGGTATTGCTACTCCACATCCAGTTGAGATAATCATCTGGACGTACGGAGAAGTCATCACCTAGCACAATAGCAGTGCCTCCAGCAATAATATCAATATAGGTCTTTCCTGTACTAATGTCCTGTCTAGCACCATAAAATACTTTATCCGCAATATCTTCTAGGTTAGAAGTAGTAAGGGTTGTAGAGGTATTGCCGTCAATATTAATAAATACGGGGGTCTGTGGCACTACTTGACTCCTTCGGTCAGTTCGATATGAATCTGAATTACATCTTCAAAAGGGCAGATTGCGTATAGCTTGTCCCCAGTCTGGAGGACTAGCTCTGGCATGACCTTGTTATAACCAATGGTTGTTGGGTCTCCATCTTCTCCCACCCGCGAATCGCCAGAGACGATAGGTAGGACTACGAAGTTATTCTTGAGAACTCGGTTCTTAGCAAGCAAGTGCTTGACAGTTGGGTTGCCGCGGCCTACATAGACTTCAACAGGTAGGATGCCTGTGTCACTCGCGCCTGTGTGAACGGCGACAATAGAGTTGACCTTAGTCTTAGAGGTTGCGGTATAGATAGTAGTTGCCGTGGATGAGGCAGTGTCAGTTACGAGGAAGCTAACACTCTTAGCTGTGCCAGCCGATGAGACTGCATCTACTGGGTATGCGTATCCTGGCATCTATTCTCCTAGGCTACCTGGTCAAGACCTTGAACGTAATAGGACACATCCGCGCTTCCCGCGACTTTGATAACGTCCCCGTTATTGACCGCGAAACGAAATGTCTCATAACTATTGTAACCTGGCAAAGTTAGATTGTAAGCGAGTAAGGCATACTGCGCCTCTGTAGTTGCGCCAGATGGAATAACATAAATATAGATATTTGAATCAGTAGCAGCTAGGTTGGTCGCAATAACTGAGCATAGGTAGTTATCAGATGCGGTAAATACGGTAGTACCACCAGAACCAAAAGCAACTGTTGTTGTAAGTTTAGTAACGCCTAGACGCTCAATGCCTGCCACTTTAGACTCCTAACCACCAAGATAGACCAACGCTTCCCGCACTCGACGAGCCAGCAGGACCTGTAGGTCCAATATCACCTGTAGCACCTGTGGCGCCCGTAGCACCAGTAGCACCCACTGGACCAGTAGGTCCGACAGGGGCTGCACCAGTCTCAACCCAGTATCCATCATAGAAGATAAAAATACTGCCTGTGTTCGGGTCAAACCAAGCATCACCAGTATTTGCGCCAGTTGGAGGCGTTGTATCGTAATAATTCCAAGCGCCAGTAGCACCAGTCGCGCCTGTGGGTCCTGTTGGTCCAGTAGGTCCAACAACAGGGGTACGGATTACATTCCAGGTAACGCCGTCCCATTCCCAAGTAGTATTGCCTGAAGTGAATTGTTGACCTACCGTAGGTGTATTAGGAAAATCAATAGCTGTCATTGAGCAATAAATTCTGCACTAGGGACTGTAAACGCGGACGTGTATCGTGCAAACTTTGATACTCTAAAATCGTCTATATATCCTTGGAACGAGCCTGTTAAATTCGGATGATTACCTATGTACATTGGGTTATTACCAGCACTGCTTAAATTATTGTTGGTTGCTGTAGACCCTACTACTATGCCGTTAAAGTATAGAGTGGTTGTCCCGTTGTTTCTAACAAGGGCAACATGTGTCCAAGAGTTTAGGGGAAGTACTGAGCTTGAGGTAATTAATATAGAGTCGTTATTTCTATACATCACTGTTCCGTCTGAATTAATATTCAAACTTACATCGTTAGCCAGCGAAGTACCTGCAGCCCATAGACGTCTAAAGATGGTTTCAGCTGTCCAAGTAGTTGGGTAGTACCACCCCTCTACTGTAAAGTTTCCTGTTCCTATATCTCTTAATGGATTAAATCCTTTTGCAACTAACGCGTCTCCAGAACCGTCGAGTACAACACTGCCTGTTCCAAATTTAGTAATTGAAGTAGAGATTTGTGGGTTACCGTAGCTTTCAATATTTGTTGTTCTTGTAGCATCTATAATAGATGTCCCAGCGCCATTTAATAGCAATCTTGTATTAGTTATATTAGATAAAGGGGCTGTAGGAGGGGTAAAGTTAGAGGTGTAAACTTGAGTTCCAGCAACAACTCTAAAATTAGAAATATATCCATTCCAACTAGAAGAAGTCATTTCAGACGAAGTTCTCCCCATATAGTGCTCACTTCCAAGTGCAAAGTTCGCTGGGGTAGAGATTCCAGTAAAGTTTACTGAGCCACCTTGTTGAACATTATCTATCCACCACGTTCCGTTAGAAGCTACACCATTAATATACAGTGTTACAGATGAACCGTTTACTACTGACGCTAAATGCGTCCATTCATGAAGTCTAATGGTAGAGCTAGAATTAAGCCATTTTTGACTACCGTCATACCAGTAAAATCTAAATGTTCCTACCTGCCCTCCACCTATCGTATTTCCTCTAACACCCCAGTTCCAAAAAACATGCCCCTTATTAAAAATGCTTGAGTGTTCGTAGTTAGTAGTATCATTTCCAAAAGAGGTTGGATAAACCCAAGCTTCTATTGTTCCTACTCTAGCTTGGTTAGTGTTTAACCAAGCTATAAATGCTGGGTCTTGAACAGCGTTATTTCCTAATTGAATAGAATCACTAGAGCCGTCAAAAAAGTAAGATGCTCCTTCTGAAATAGAATAACTTGTTGTTCTAACAAACGGAGATTCTGCTGAAGTTCTTGGCGTTCCTGCTCCAGCAAATATAGTTAAGTTGTTGGAAGATAAATCTTTACTCCATGCATTGCTTTGATTAGCAAGAAAAGAGGTATCAGTTATCGCTGTTAATTTAGAAGTTGGCGGAGTAAAAGCAGCAGTATAAAGAGCAGTACCTTTTAAAGTTCTAAAATTAGAAATATTGCCTTTAAAAAAGTTAGCTTGACCACTATCACTTATTCCAATAACACAACCATAAACTCCAGAACCATTAATATTTAAAGTGCTTGTTCCAGATTGTTTTAGTTGCCCATCTAAAAATAAACGAACTGTATTAGAGCTATCTCTAGTTATTGCTATATGTCTCCAACCCGTACCACGAATATCTACGTTATCTATAAGCCTTAGGCCACCGCTTGCATTATTCATATCTATAGCAACGCTGCCTGCTGGAACTCCGTAATCACCATTAACTAGGTAAATTGCTATTCCAGCTTGATTATTTCCAACACCTCCAACAGATGCCATAGCAGTCCAATACGGCTGTATATTTACATCTGGAGCCACATTTACCCAATACTCTATAGTAAACTGACCAGTACCAAATTGAAATGCGGTGTTTTGAGAAACTTGCGAGTACGAAGAGCCATTGTAATAAACAGAATAGTTATCTAAAAAAGGGGAAAAAGAACCTGGAGCAGTGTTGCCCAATTTAGTTAAAGACACGTTGTCTGAACTGCTGTCGCTAAAGACAGTATTACTAGAACCATTAGTTCCGTTAGCAGAAATTAAAAGGGTAGTTCTATTAAAGAAGTTATCTAATCTTCTAGAAAAAGAAGTTAACCCTAAAGCTCTAGCTGCTCCTGAGGCAATTGATTCCAGTAATGGCATCTGTGCCTACCTCCTAAGCAAATCTTACTTGCGCCGCTAATACTGTAAAGGTTGCGTTTGCAGTTTTAATTACTGTAAATGTGTAAGAGTCTGTTGAGTTAGTGTTTCCAGCTGCTGGAGCAGAACCACCTTGCCATCTAGTAGTTACCCCAGAAGTTGTAGAGTCTATTTGAATAGATGTTGGATAATACGCTGGAGAACCATTAGGCACTAACACAGCACAGGTAATAGATTCTCCAGTGCTTAACATAGAGTTAAGTGTAGTGGAACCATCTCCACGAAGATTAAATATCCAGTTGGCACTTGCGTTTGAAGTAAATAGTTTTACTGAATCTGTATTTAAATCTACGTTTACAGTGCCTGTAGCAGCAGTAGCGGAGATACTAACCGACTCTTTAGCAGATACCATCAAAGATTTAGTTAATGTGCCACTAGTAGCAAGTGCCCTAGCATTTATTTGAGTTTGAAGTGCTGATGTTACACCTGATAAATACCCAATTTCTGTATTGGTTACAGAGCCAATTTCAGCTCCACCCATTTTAACGGTTGCATAAGTAAGCCCCGCTTCAGAGAAGTTAACTGTAGATGTTGGTTTAGTTGTAGCGTCTCTGAATACCTTAATAACTCCATCAGTCGCATCTCGTGCAATACCAGCAAACTTACGACGAGCGTTTACTGTAGCAGTTCCTGTAGGAGATACTGCTGCAGAAGTTACGTTTGAAGCTGTTTTAGCATATGTAAAGGTGGTAGCCGTGGGAACAGCAATAATATTGAAAGTACCGTTAAATGTGGCATCTACGCCTGTAACGGTAACTACATCTCCAACTAGATAAGTGTGAGCTGAAGAAGTTGTTAAAGTAGCTACGTTAGAAGTAAGTGCTTTGTTGTTTACAGTAGCTACTATAGGAGAAACTGTTGTTGCATACTCTCCAACAAATGCAAGGTCTACGACATCTGATTGATTACTTGTACCAACAAACACTGCTGGGTCAGTAACAGCAAGGTTAGAGGTTTCAACGGTTGTTCCACCACCGCCAAAGGTAATAGTTCCAACAACAGAAACATTACCTTGGATATTCATGTCACCTTGAATACCCACACCGCCAACAACTGTTAAAGCTCCAGTTGTAGACGACGTAGAAGGTGTTGGGATTTCAATATGAACATTTACATCTGGGGTAATTTCCATTTGAGTATTACCAGAGTCATAGCCTCCAGCAGCGAAGATAATTTTGTTAGTGGCACCTGAACTTCCAGTAGCAAGCACTAAATTTCCATCGTAAGTATCATTTAAAGTATCGTGGAATATGTAGGCATCTCCAGGACCAGTGATTCCGTAAGTAGCGTCATCAAAGGTAGAGCCTGCAATACCCATTCCAACCCAACCATTTGAGTCATTACCGTTATTCATATAAAGAATTAAATCTGTGGATGAGGTTGGCTCGGAGTTAGTAAAAGCTATTTGAGCGTATGAGCTTTCTCCACCTTCAATTTTAAACACTGCAGCTGCATCAGTTAAAGAAGCTGAAGTTTCAAATGCTGCGGCTCCTGAGCCTACATAAAGGTCATCTCCAACCGTGGCATCACCTGAAGTAGTAATAGAAGTTAAAGATGGGGTTGCTGTCCAAGAAGCGTTAGTTCCGTCTGTTGTAAGTAATTTTCCGTTATGTGTAGACTGAGAAGGAACTTGGCTTACAGATGAAAAAGATAAAGTTGTACCATTAGTTTGTACAAATTGACCTGAAGTTCCAGCGGTAGGGTCTATAAAACCTCTAATCATTAATGACCAATAGTTTGTATTAAGAGGATTTACTCCAGAACCAGAAAGTTGGTTTATATATGCGTATAGGTCATTTTGAAAGGTAACAACATCATTTAGTTGATAGGTAGTAGCGCCGCTATAGGCACCTTTATAGGTAAAGCGAAGCTTTCCTAGATTAAAGATTTGGGCAGCCACTAGTTAACCTCCATGATGAGCTGGTCGTAATTTGTAGTATCCCACGAAAAAGCAAATTCGTACTGCGTTAATGCAGTTGTGACGTAATCTTCATTGGTTTTAATATGTTCAGTGCCGTCGTCATTTAATTGAGGGAGAACGATTTGTGCGGATGTATCTCCCCATAGGTATTCTTCAATGGTTAAAACATCGTTGATTGGGTCATATTTGAACCCATAGAAGTTCTGCTTGCCTGTGCTTGCTGGTGGAAAGCTACTTAGACTCATGCAGTAACCTCAGTCCCATATGCGTTAAATGTAAGGTTGCTGTTATTGGCGTATACAGTGATGATATCCCCCGCATCCATTGTTAAACCTAGGGTAAGAGCTTGGGTACTATTGCGGTCGATTGCTACGTTATAGGAAACGTAGTGTTGGTCTGCCAGTAAAGCTCCATTGGGACGTACCGCAATACGATAGGAAGTATTAGTTTCCCTGCGATTTGCCACAGTGATGGTGCTGACGATAGCCTCAGTAGAAGCAGGCACCGTGTATAGGGTTGTAGCGTTGCCTGATAGCGGCGCAGACTGACCTAACACCTTATAAGAGTTTGGCATTACTCACTTCCTTTTCTTTAATTTTATTATGCGCCCATTAATAAGAACGGATGAAACGCACCTTCTCCAGTAGGGCCAGTTGCTCCAGTAGCACCTGCTGGTCCTGTAGGACCTGGAACTGTGCTTGCTGGACCAGTTGGTCCTGTTGCACCCGCTGGACCCGTAGGACCTGTTGGTCCAGGTTCTGTTGATGCAGCACCTGTCGGTCCTGTAGGACCTGCTGGTCCTGTTGGACCTGTAGAACCTGCTGGACCTGGAACTGTTGATGCTGGACCTGCAGGGCCTGCGGGACCCGCGGGACCAGTTGGACCTACATCTGATGATGCCCACTCAACCCAGAAGCTGTCGTAGTAGACATATACTTTTGCATTATTAGTATTAAACCAAACATCACCAACAGTTGGAGATGAAGGCGCACTTGCTTGTGCGTACCAGATACCAGTCGGACCTTGAGGTCCTGTAGGACCAGTATCACCTGTTGCTCCAGTTGGTCCCGTAGGTCCAACTATTTGTCCAACATCTTCCCACTGTGTTCCATCCCAAATCCAAAGATGACCTCCATCTGAAACAACAATGTAAGCGTCACCAATATTTGCGCCTGTAGGTAAGTTTCCAGTTGTAGAAACAGAACCAAGAATCTCCACGCCAGTACCAGTGGCACCAGTAGCTCCAGTAGGTCCTTGTGGACCAGTAGCACCTGTTG